TGTTCGAGCATCGCGTCGATGACAGCGTCTTCCTCCGGAGTCGTGTCGCGACCTTCCTTCTCGGCGCGGGCGGCGATGCCATCCTTGATGCGGTTGTAGGCGTCCTGAACGCCAAGGGCTTCAATTGCGAGGTTTACACCCCACAATACTGCACCGATCGGATCGGTTGGAATCATGACTTACTCCGTTGGAGTTGAAGCAAAATGGCTTGCACGCTTTTGAGAATCGAGCGGGCTTCGTCGAGCGTTCCGATTGGCTGCGTCGTTGGTTGCGATGTCGCCGACGCCCGTGCTATTGCTCTCGCTTGTTTGAGAATTGCTTCCGCATGATCGAGCCTCGGCGCGATGGCGTCTTTGATCGTCGCCTGCGTCACCAAGCCGTCGTTGCGAGCCTGCGCTACCTGATTGTTGACCTCCGCCAGCAATTCTAAGCCGCTGTCAATCCTATTGATCAACCGCGCCTTGGCGTCGAAAAGCGGGATGCCACTGGTGCAACCCGAGATCAGGAGCGCGATCAGGCAGAGCGACGCGACGGATCGGCGTTGTTTCATACGGTTCCTTTTGGCGGGAGGAAGGCATCGGTTGGGGACGCCGTGATCGGCACGTCGGTGCTCGGCACGGTGAGGGGCGCGGATGGCGGCAGCGGCTGCACGTCCGCCGCGTTCTTCTCCGCCACCTCGTTGACCTTCTCCCGTGTTTCATCACTGGTCGAATTCAATTGATTGAGCGCCTTATTGGTCTGCTGTCGGAATTTGGCGAAGGCATTGAGGATCGCCATGATCCCGGCACCGCCGCCCAACGCGAGGATCAGTGCCGTGATGGCACCGATCAGAAGCACGGCGTCCGACACCCATGGCTTGCCGCTGGCAGTCGGCTGGCTGGTTGCTTCGGCGATCAGGCTGAGCATGGTCGGCTTCTCCTACGCCGCTCAGACGCGCCGGACGGGAACGATCAGCCCAATTCGGACTTCTTAATCTTCTCAACCGCCCTTGATGTCAGCAGGGAAACGTAGGAATCGCATACCCTTAACTGCGCGGCGGTCTGCCGGATGGTCAACCCATGGATGAACCGCAAAATCAGCACTTCTCGCTGCCATCCATACACCTTACTAGCGAGATACCGAACCATTTCTTCGTTTTCGACGTGGTCGCGCCCGCTGTCGCGGAAATCGCGCAGATCGACGTCGGATGGTCCGAAAAACGGATCGTCCTCCAGAATCGCCGCCGTTGAGACGAATTTCGGTTCCCGCTCGCCGCGCGCCGCCGAGTTCCGGGGGATGAATCGTCTTCGGCGAATCCCGTCCATCATGGCGCCACGAATCCTTTGGACCGCCATCGCTACGAACGGGACGCCCGGTCGATTGTCGAATAGTTGCGCCGCCCGGATCAGCCCGATGGCGGCGTCGGATACGAGATCATGGATGTGCGATCGGGGCTGCGCGCGAGCCATGCGTGTCGCCATTTTGAGCGCGAGCGGATAATTCGTCTCGACCAACAGTTTTTGCTCGGGGGTGAGCGGCACGATCTTGACGCGCGATCTTCGCGTGTTGGCGATGGGAAGTTGCTCGATCGTGTCGATCATTCGGTTGGCTCAGACGGAAGAAAGAAAGATATCCCCTTGACTTTTCTCCGCCGTCCAGGCGATCCGCTTTTTAACAATCTGAGAATTGTCTGTGTCGTAGCTCCTATCGCCCTTGCTGCCTCGCTTATGCTCCGCCACTCCCCGATTAGGACGCCATCCCTGTTGGCGCACACGCGAGTTCCATGGTTTACCTTTCCAGATTCCTTTCGCTTTACCCATCCTCCTCGAAGTGCCGCGCGATGAGACTCAGATAATCTCACGCCCAGTCTTCCGCTTGGCTTGCCAAGATTAACCCCGTATTTGCTCCTCCGCTCCTCTGGTGTCATGGCTGCAACCGTCGCACGAATCTTTTGCAGTTGTTTTTCGGTCTTCTTTTTACCGCGATCCCGCGCCCACCGTTTCTCGCGTGCCAGCCTCAGAACTTCGAGCATCTTGTGTTTGTATTCTGGATTCGCGTATCGCTCTCGGCTTATTTCTGATTGCCGCACGCGCTCCGCTTCGCTCTTTTTCATTCCCAGTTTTGCAAGCCTTCCTTTCTCGCGAGTCTCTGGCGTGTGAATTCTTCCTCTATTCAGATCCCCGATCTTCTTTTTGGTCTCCTCTGACATTTTCTTTTTGCTAGTGTCCGGGCTAATGTTGTATCCCGCCGTATCAAATACAGCGCCGCTATAGTCCAGCCATGTCTGCTCGTCGGATCGCAATTTTTCTTCGCTGGATTCGTGGATTAACAAAAATCGAAATGCGCCCTCCCCGTGTTTGTTCCATGAAGATTGAAGCCTAGCGTTATAGTGAACTCCGCGACGCAGTTCGGAAAAATGTTGATACTTTCTCTGCTCTACATATACGGAGCTGCCTATGTAAAGCTTCCCGTTTTCGAGATTAAGGATGGCATAGACTCCGCATGTGCGCGCACCCCGCACCATCTCGAATGGAGCTAGCTCCGACAAACCTTGAAGCAAAAGGCTCATCGCGGGAACCCCGCCTTGTGTCGTTTCTCGAAAAGCATCCTGTCGTGGTCGATGCTTCCCGCGCTGCTGTTGCGGCGATGCGTCGCGTCAACGCCGGTTTTTCGGATCCAATCATGCCGAATTATGGTGCGCGGGAAGTAGGTAATCTTGCCCATCGCCATGCATACAGCTTGGAATTCCGTGTCGCACCACAAAGTCTGATACTCGTGCCAGTAAATTTCTCGTCCGAGAGTTTCGTACAGCTTCCTCCCCATAATCGACAGCGTGCAAATCTTGTCGCTTCCCCACGTTCCGTCGTTGTGCCAGAGCGCTCCCGATAGATCGGGATAGTGTTCGAGCATCTCGGTCGCGATGATGTCGTCGTACCCGTGAACAATCGGCGACATATCATCGGACATCAAAATCAGCGTCTCCCATTCTCCGCTGACGTTGGCATTACAGGCTGAGATTTTGGTTTGTTTTCCGGGGTTAAGCCACATCTCGATGTTTAAGCACTTGGATAATTCTTGAACCCACGCAAGCGTCTCGGGACAATTCATGTCGGGGTCGTCGGCGTCGCCAGAAATTACAAATCGAACGTCGTGCTTTCCCGACAGGTAGTCGACCCACTCAAGCAGGTTGGATCGAAAGAGGTCTTTTCTGCCGCGCGAAGGATACTTGAAAAGGAACTTCATGCGTCACCTCCCCGGTCCATCGCTCGCGCTCTGCCGACGAGGGTTGATCGCCATCGCGCCGGGCGGACCATCTTCGTCGTCGTCGTCCCGCTTTTTCGCGTAGTAGGCCTCGCTATCATCGCGCGTCTGTCCGGTCGTCGTCTCGATCTTGTAGTCGCGCGGCATTCCGAGATTATCTCGCATCGCGACGATCAGCATCCCATCCTGAATCCGCACCGGATATTCCTTCGCCGCCTCTGCGCTCTTGATGCCGAGCCGCGCGAGCGCCGCCATCGCGGCAATGACGCCGGGGAGTCGATCGCCGCGCCGCTGAACTTTCGTCGCACGTTCATCGACCTTGGCGAAGCGAACCGCGATCATGGAAGCGTCTTTATCGACGAGCAGCACGACTTCATTGCTGATGCCGACTTCCTCCAAGTCGTCGGGGTGGAACGCGAATCGACCGTCGCGCTGAAGTCGCGCTACCCCTCGCTTCGCACGCGTACCAGTGTTTGTGGTCACTACTTCAAAAGCCATCATCGCCTCCTCTCTGGCGGCTGCGGAATGAGCGGAAGATGATTCGCATCTTTGAACCTCCAATGCTGGTAGAGATAAATTCTCGCGCCGATGTGCCGCTCGACTTTCAATCGCGGATGAATGCGCTGCGCGTAATCCTGATCTTCCGCAAATGAAATCCCCTTGAATGGCGTCGCGAGCGCGGGTTCGCGCTTTACCGGATCCAAATGATTAGGAGGCTGCTCGAAATGGGTTTCTCGCTCGATAGGCTTAAGATATTTTATCGCGTGGATGAACGGCTTGGCTGTCCAAGCCTGCCCGTTCACCGTCATCAATCCGCAGATGCTCACGACGTCGGGTCGGTGCGCAACCTCGGCGAGAATTCGCCTACCGTAATCCGGAGCCAGGAGATCATCATCATCAACGTGGCAGAGATATTCGCCGGTGGATCGTTCTGCCAAGATATTCCGCTTCACGCCGGTAGGGCGATCATCCTTCTCCCAAAACTCCGATTGCTCGTTCGCTGGCTCAACCAAAATCTCTATCTCGGAACATCGCTGCGGTTCTAGGCAGTTCATCAAGCTCGCGAGCAAATGCTTGCGCGGCTTGAGCGTGCAGATCAGGATGGAGAGGAGTGGCGTCATTCCGGTTTCTTCCCCGCATACTCCCACTTCACGTCGCCCTCCTCGCATTCCGGAAACGTGAATCCCGCGTCCATCGGAATCAGTTCACCGCAAACGGTGCAGCGCCAGATTCCCGCTTCAATGCAGACCTCGCCGGTCGCGCGCGTCTTCGTGTTCCGCAGGCTCACGACGATCTTGAGGATCAGGAGGGCGGCGAAGATGATTTCGAGAAGTTGGAGCATGGCTATTCAAACTCCCTGAACAACCGCTCCCAAGGCAACCAGCATTTTTCGGCATCCGCCATATTCGCTTTCAGATGCTCGTACCCGTTCCGAATGATGCGCTCGCGCAGCGGTTCGTCGCGCGCGAGCATGGAAGCGCAGGCACTCATCTCTTCGCTCGACTCACAGAGAAACCCCGTCTCGCCGTGGACGACTAGCTCGGGGAATGCAAAATCTCGCGAACCGACAAAAGGCACGCCCGCCGCATAGCACTCCGGCACGATCCGGCAATAAGACTCGCCGCTGCTGCCGGGCTTGTGGATGATGCAATGCAACTGCCTGTAAATCCACGCGACCGGCATCTCGTCCGCTTCGAGAAGCGTGGCGTTCATGCCTTCTGGCGGATTGCCGAGCACCGGGCGCGTGCGATACCCGAAGCCCGCGACCAGCACGCGCTTGTGCAATGGTCCGGTATCGACGTCGCCGAAAATCTTCCATGTGTCGTCGGCGAACTTGCGCGGATCGTCGCGCGAGATTCTCCCAACGACAAACTCGTTGACATCGACCGGCTTGCGATATTCAAACTTGATGCGCTGCAAATCATTGTCGGGGTTGAAGTAGGGGATGTACCCTTCGAACTCGTTGGTCGGACCCATCCGGTCGAGTTGCGGGATCAGCACCTTCCGCTGGTAGTCGCTGACGAAGCCGTGGTAGTTGATCCAGCCGACGTGATGGCACAGCAGTTCGATCCGGTGCGCCATCAGCATGCAGTTGAAATAGACGACGCAGCGCGGCTTGCCTTCGTCGATGATGGAGGGGAGCCTAGTCAGAAACTTTCCGTTGTTCCATGCCGCCACGATCTTGTTCTTGAAGATTTTGTAGTTGTCGAAGCGGCGGATTTTACAGCCGATGCTCTGGGCGAAGTCGATGGCGATTTGGTTGCGCAGGTCGTGGGCGCAGAGGGTGACAGAGACATCATGGCTTCTTGCTAGGTCCAGAAAATTTGCGATTTCCGTTAGTGCGCCGCCGCACGTTCCGGGCATGCCCACGATATAGATTTCGCGCTTCATCGCATCTCCGCAAAAAGAGTCGCTTCCTCTTCCTTGATGCGAATCTGCGCAGCGTCGAAATAATCACGTCGCTTTTCTGTGCCGATGAAATCTCGCCCGGCGCGGAGACACGCAACGGCGGTCGTTCCAATACCGGAGAACGGATCAACCACAAGCCCCCCCCCGTTTGTGCAATGGAGGATCGCGCGCATGGGCAACGCAACCGGCATCTGCGCGGGGTGAAGTTTTCGCTTTCTCCCCGGCGTTAGAATTGATTCTTCTGGAGCGATGCAGCCCCCCGACAAGAAAGTGATGTCGTCCCAGATGTCCTTGATCGCCGAATCCGGACGAACGCGCCCATGCGTCAGGTAAACCGCGTTCTTGCGGCGCTGTGCGCCATAGTTGAATGTGGATTCGTCGGAGGCGGAATAGTAGAGAATGGGCTGATAGCCGATGGTGAATCGGTCTTTGTGTGGCATCGACGAGTTGAGCCAAACGATCTGGTTTTTGAATTTGAGCGTGCGCCCCAGAAACTCCATCATCCGTCCAACGTGCTCCTGAATCGTCATGAGAAAAAACGATCCGGTCGATTTTAACATCGCGGCGCAGACTTCGATCCACCGTCCGCACCACGCATAATATTCGGCCGGCGACAGCGACTCGTCGAACTCTTTGCCGAGATTGAAAGGCGGATCAGCAAAAACGAGATCGGCGACGCCGCGATATTCCGCGCGGGAGAACTCTTCAATGCAGTCGCCGTGAATAAGTCGGACCATCTCCCCGCAACCTAACACGCATCCGCGTCCGCGTTTTTTAATTTTGAGCCGCCGCCGCTGTTTCAAGGAGCCGACGACGGACGAGGTCGTCAAATCTGTTCGGCGCTCTCCGCCGACACCATGGCGCACGGCGACTCAAGATCGTCAAGCTACTTCCCGCAGCGCCCGCCTGATTCCCAAACCACGGGCGCACTCCTCGACGTCGAAGTTCGGGCGATAATCGCCAAAATTTAATAGCCCTTTGCGGTCGATTTCCGCCACGTCCATCCGCCGGATCGACCGCTCGTCCAGCAGGAAGGACAGATATTTCAACTCGTTGGCGATTCCGGGGTTCTCGTGCAACGACGCCTGCATGTTTGCAGCTTCGCCCGGCGAGACGATCGGACCGGTCTTGGCATCGCCCGCGCCCGATTGCGTTCCATCGCCGTTGTCCGCGTTGGACCCGCCCGACGTACCGGCGGTCGCGGGCACCAAATCCTTCACGCTCGGGAGCGATTCGTCGTCGAAGTGCATGACGTATTTCAGGAACCAGTTGATGCTCGGCATATTGCCGGTCATAGCGAACGATTTGGCGAGTGCCTGAACCGTCATGGCGTGGGTTTGCGCAATTTGCGCCCGCACCAACTCATCCCGCGTGCCGAGCGACGGCGGAAAGATCATGTACTTGGCTTTGCGCGGGTCGATCCCCATGAGGATCAATTCGACCCAGTAGAGGTGGTTGAGTCCCTGGATGAACGCCATCTGCATGCGCCGCGCCTTGCGGGCGAACACGATGGTCAACTCTGTGCCGACCGAGCGCATGGTGTCGGCTTCGTAGCCCAAGTGGAGCTTCGGCGGTCCCAGCCCCGCGAGGAACTTGTTGAAAAAGTGCTGGAAGTCCGTGATGTTCGACAGGTTCTTGTCGCCCTCAAGCGTCGTGATGTCGGCAGGCGAATCCTTGTCGTCCCGCCCCACGATGAAGTCGGCGCCCGGATCGGGCGTGATGCGCTGGCGCTGGTAATTCTTATCGCCATCAACAGTCCGCACCTTCTTGTTCGTCTCTTTGTACTCTTTGATTCGCTTCTGCTTGTCATCCCACGAGGTCGCGGACTTCGTCGAGATGATGTGCTTGAATCGCTGTGGCGCGTGTTCAAGCCGCGCCGTGATCATGGCGGCTTCCATCGCCTCCACCTGTACCCAGCTCCGAAGGTTCGATTGGTGGATCGACCGCCCGTAGGTGTCGAGACGGCTCATCCGGTTGGCGAAGTGGACGATCTTCCACGCGGGCCACGTCGCGGTCGGCTCGTAATACCCACGGGGATAGCGACCGTAGGTTTTGTCCGGCGTTGCGTCGGGCATGACGCGCATTTCGCGCGGGTCCATCGGGGCGATCCGCGCGACGTGGGTTCCGCCATCGACCGGTCCGATTCCGATTTGCTCGAACCAACTGCCGTAGTGCGCAAGATCGCGGACCAATAACCACTTCTGGTGATCCGGCATGATGTAGCGATTCAGCCGGTAGGAAATGTCGTTTAAGGTGCTGCTGAGGCTCGCGTTAGGACTAATCGGGTGGGGGTTGAACGCGCCGCCATAGCGGGAGTCCTCGCCCATCGATCCGGTGGTCGTCATGTCGGCCCACACGCTTTCGGCGCTGTCCGCCTCCGGTCGCGTCCCCGTGATGATGTCGAACTGGTCGTACCGCGCGAGCCGCGTGTGCTCCATATTCGGGATCGACGTGCCCCAACCCGAGGGGTCGATCGCGACGTCGCCCATCGTGATGGCGGAGTCCGTGCCGACAAGTTGAGCCCACACGGTCACGAGGCTCTTTGCCAGCGCCGCGTCCTTTCCGTTGCGGAAATCGAGCAAGTCCTTCACTTTGACGTGGTGCTCTTTGGCGGCGTATCGGATCGTCCCATCCCCGCTTTCGCCGGGGGAATGATCAAGTCCGCTCAAATAATTTCTGAGGGTAGAAACGTCGCGATCAAAGGGGGATGCCATTGCTTCGGTCAGACGTGGAGAGACGGTCTGAACTGGTCATTTTCAACAAGGCGCTAAATGGCGTTTCCGATGCGAGAGAGGGTCTGATTCTGCTTCGTTTAGGAAAAACGCGGTTTTGGATTTGGCGCAAAAAAAACACCCCCCGGCAGCTTGGTAGTGCCGGGGGGTGAGGTCGAGTTTCCTTGCGGAAACCGGCGAACCTTGCGCCGTCGAGAGTATCCATTTTTTGTCGCGGATACAACGCTCGCGTCTGTAGCAGTTGTAAAAGGTCAACGCAGCGAACCTTGCACTCGCCGCACCGACCCCACCAATAGTCCGAGTTCTAGGGCAACCACAGCGCAGCCCTTAACAATGAAGCGCGTGCTTGAGGCTGCGACGGCCTGAACGGCGCATGATTCTCCGAAGATGCCAGCAACGCTCAAAACAACTGGCTAGAACACTTCGGCGTGGGACGGGTGAAACGGCAGTACCACGTTAAACGACCATCTGCCGCTTTCGCGACCGCCTAACTTATACGGCATCACGAATGCACTGACTCAACGGGGTCAGTGCGCTCACAGCCTTCATACCGGCATTGTTGCTTAAAACGTGTCTTTCACTTCTTTGGAGTTGTTGAAACTTCCTGATATCAGCGCCAACCTGAAAAATACTTGCGCGCGCGAAAAAATTTTTTCACGAAGTCAGAGAACGGTCACAATCACACCCGAACTCGCCGACACGATCACGACGAATCGGCGCGTCCCCGTGGTCACGGCATATCTGAGCCGATCGGCGTTGTCGCGGGTCGCACCGAGAAACTTCGCCCGCCCCGCCCTGATCTGAGCCGTGATCTCAGCCGACGTCGTTCGGTTGAGCGAGATTCCATGCCGTTCAAGGCTCCGGCGGCGAGCATGGGTGGATGCCGCGCCCATCAGGATTCGAGGTAAACGCTCTCTTCCCGTCCCATCATCCCGGCGAGCGAGTTTTCCATTGAGCTTACGACGATCCCCTGCTCCGGCGCCATCTCGGTAGCGCCCGATTCCAGACCGCTGAGTTTCAATGCCGCGAACAGCAGGTTGAACGCGTGAAACGCGTGATCCGCCTCGCCGGTCTTCTGCCAGATTCGGCAGTCGCGACCCCCGCTCGTGTAGGGCACGCGCGTCGTTGAGCAAAGCTCCGACGCCATCTTGCCTTCCGCGATGAGACGGAAATTCTCCGGCAGGACCACGCTCTGTCCGACCAGGAAGGCATGCTGAACGCAATCCATCGTCATGGTGCGCTCCAGCGTCACGAGTTTCTCGCCTTCGTTGCGCGTCATCTCGATGGTTCCTCCGGGCGTGGGGTTGTATTGCGCACGCCACAACTCAATCCCGAATGTTTCGGCTTGGTCCTGCATGCGCTTGGCAAGCGTGGCTTCGGGGCGGCAGTCGACAAGCCCGAACCGAACTTTGAACTGTTGGCAGACGAACAGGGTTTCGAGATCGTCCCGGACCTTGCCGTAGAAGACGGGTCGGATGACGCTGTGATTTGTGTGGCGGTTGCGCACGAGGTCCGCGATCACGACGTCGAACGAGAAGCCGCGAATGTCGATGCCGGCGATGCAGGGGGGATGGATGAGATGGAGGGGGACTCCCATGCAGCCGTCCGGCAAGTTTGCTGAGCGTGGGGTGATCATGACTTGATCGCGTCTGCCTGCCTGATTGCGTTCGCGACATCCACATTCACAAACGCCTGTGGCTCTAAACTTCCGATTGACTGCACGATCACCAAAAGCAACTTCCCGAGGTCACTGTTGGGCTCAATAGAAATTTCGTGATTCGCTGTCTCGCTCATGGTCACTCCTAAAAAGAACCGCAGCTACGATGTTTCATGGGGTGGCGGCGTCGGCGTGAGGATGCCACCGTTTTCACCCGTTCGGACTTCTCGTCCGATACCATGTCGCGCCGCGATTCACTCTCGTCAGACGTTCAAAAGGGCATGTCCGGGTCCGGTGGTGCTGGTGGCGCGGACGGCTGCGCTGGCGCAACTGGTCCGGGTAGTGCGGGCGTCGGCTCAACTTCAATCTGATCTGCCGCCTGCCCGAGCGATTCAAGCTCCGAAAGCTGCGCGGATAGGTCTTCGCCGCCGAGTTGCTGCTTGAGATCAACGATGGTCTGCGCCTGCGTCGCGATCTGCGCCGCCTGCTGCTTTATCTTCGCCGCCTGCCGCTGGACCGCGCCGCTGAATTTTTCCGACAGCGCGTCGATGGATTTTTGGAGTTGTTCGACTTGAGTGCTCATGTGGTTCATCCTTTCGAGAATCACTTCTGCCAGCCGGTCCGCGACGCGGCACGCGATGAAGCGGATCAGTTTTTCGAGTGATTTAAGTTCCATGCCTCTGCCCGCAACCTAGCATTGAACCGGCTCGGCGTTTCCAATTCACGCGGATTCCCGCCACTGCATTTCGCTCGCATGGATGAACCGATACGCCGGAACGCCCGCCGCCACGCCGGTCGACGCCGTTTCCAGCATGTCGTGCGTGATGGACGATCCTGTCGTGTTGTAGGGCAAGCCAAGCTGGTTGTTGATAAAGTTCGCCAGTTCGTTCGGGTTGTGCATCCCCTTGCGATAGTAGGTGAGCATCGACTTCGGACCCGTCCCGGTGAACATCGAGGTCGGGTTGTAGAGCGCGGACAACTGATAGCCGCGACGCCGCCGACCCGGCGCTGACGCGATCCACTTACCTTCCTGTGACAACCGGTACATCGGCTGCTGGCAGAGCGGGCAGATCGGGCGGAATTCCAGCGGTCCATCCGGATCCCAATTCTCGTCGCGCGGCTTGGTCGAGAGGATCGCGCCGTGCTCGTTCTTCTCTTCCCTGATGAAGTGCTTCCACCAATCAAGCAGTTGATAGACGCCACAGGACGGACAGGGAACGTGCCATTGCCGCTGATCGGTCTGCAAAAACTCCCAGTGGATGTTCTGGTTGTCCTTGGTGCCCGCGTGCTTCGGGTTCCCCATCGACGTGACGAAGCCGTAATCCGATCCGGTCATCCGGTGGAAGATTTTGTTCAGGTTCGAGAGTTCGCAAAGCTGGTGTTCATCGACGGTCGCGGCGTCGGCGCGGTAGGTGGCGAAATCCGAATCGGAGTTTGAGCCGACGAAGTTGATGCTGCCATCGCCGAAGTGTTTGAACCGCGCCGAGTCCATCTCGCGGTTTTTGTTCCGCGCCGCTCTTAGCATCCCCTCGTAGAAGGCGCACGCCGCGAAGCACGGGTCGATGCGCCCAAGCACGAAGCGGTCCCGCTTGACGAAGTTATCCATGACGTGAAAGACCCGCAGATCGGCGGCGGCTTTGGCGGCGTCGTCACAGATGGCGTATTCGGTGTTGTGCGTGATGATGTAGTCGTCGGTGATGTAGAGGTGGTCGGGATGATCGATCAGGATGCATTGGGCTTCTTTTTTTCCAACCGGTTCGATGCTCGTGATGCGCGGGCGGTGATTACAGAATGCGATTGGAAGAGACATCTCCGTCGTCAGTTCGTCGGTGCGCAGCTTCCGGCACGCATCTCCGTCGAACGCCATCCAGAGATGTTCTGCCCCAGCTTCGGTTGCACTGCCGTCCGCAAGCGTGATCTTGAAGATCGGAACCATCCCCTGTGGAAAGACCGCCGTGACCTTCGCTTCTTTGCCATCGGGAGTTCTTACGCGCGACCTGGCCTTGATCTCGCCCATCGTCTTCCATCCAGACGGGGTCCGCACCTTCGCGGAAAGCGGCTGAAATTTTCCCCAGCCAACTGAGCCAAACAGCACCAAGTCGTGCGCGTCGTTCTGGTAAATCTCAACCAGGAACGGCCACCGCTTGAAATCCAGATACTCGCCAAGTTCCGTTTTGTGCTGCCCGTTCGCGATGTACCAGCGGAGCTTCGCCACTTCCCGCATCTTGGCGGCGCGCTTTTCTTCCAGCCGAAGTTGCTCGTTGATGTCGGCTTGACGGACTTGATCAGCGATCGTGGGCTTGGGGGATGGGGCGTCGGGCATGCAGGGGTCAGACGGGCGGGAAGCGACGGACGGTAAACTTGAACCTTTCCCAAATCTGCGGGAACGCTGCTTTAGCGATCACGACCGCCTGCTCGAAATCGTGCATTCCCTCGATCACGAAAACGCTGTTACTGCCGGGGCGCTCGTCGATACTGTTGTCCCAGAAGGCGAGAGCGGTCCAGCCGTCTTTGTGGTGAATCATCGCCTCACCGATCACCTCGCGGTCGCGAACGTAGTTGCGGACGAAGCCGGGGCAGAGGCGTCCATCCAGTTCCCAATCCTGCCACGGACCGGCGCGGTGATCCTGCACGGTTTGGAGGTGCTGGTCGTGGAGAAAGTGACCCGCGCCGTTCTGGCAACCGAAATAGAAGGTCGTGGGGGAATCGCTCACGGAAGGCTCCAGCCGCAGACCGTGACGAGATTTTCAAGGGCGACGATCATCGCGGAAGTCTTGTCGACCTCCTCCTGATTGATCGCGCGAAAATTGGCGGAAGTAACGTACGCCGTACACCGTTTGTCGTAATGCTCGCTGCGCGGGCGATCGCAGTGGATGCACGCCGTCTCCTCTTTATTCAATTCCATCTGTCTCGCTTTGGCGCAAAGGGTTGCGTACCAGTTTTTGACGTGTTGTTGATGTTCGTCCATCCCCTCACCCTACCCGAGAAGCGGGTCGGCGTTTCCAGATTCTGCCATCGCTGGTTCCGGCTGCTTCACCGGCTCGGCGGGGGTTGGCTGCTTCGCTGGCTCGGCTACCGCCGCTTTCGTCTCCTGCTCGATAATGGTCGACAGAATCTTCCTCGCGCCAGCCGGGAACGATTTGGGAATCGACTGGATCGTCGGAATCGGGGGGAAGCCCTCGCGGCTATACGCCTCCT